GTCTGGGTCGATGAAGCCGACAGCATCGTGAGCGAGGAGCCAGCTCCTGAGCCCGAACGTGGTGACTCGTGGGGTAGCTGGTGAGGGCAGTTGACCGGCAAACGGTAAACGCGCATCAAGCCCCGCAGAAATCGCACTACACTATCAGTCAGCACTGAGCAACAACCCCGATTCTGGGCCATCACAGGAGTTTTCCCATGTTCGACGCTATCGAAGCTGCGGTTCGCGACCGCCAACCCACATACCCACCCGAGCAGTCTGCCGCTGGCATCAACACGTTCACCGTTAAGGGCTGCAAGGCAGTGGGGCACACCCCAGGCTACTGCGTGTGCCTGAACAAGATCAAGGCGTTCGAGCGAGACAAGGCACTGACCTCGTACCCCGAATGCGAACGAGCCATCTCGAGCAAGACATGTCCCGCGCTCGACATGCGCCGCGAGGAGCAGACCGCCGGCAAGGCGCTGTACTTCATCGACCGCACTCTGTTGCGTGAGGAGATGGACAAGGCATTCGCCAGTTCGAGCGCTCGTTTCGCCCCGACCAAGACCGCACCCGCAAGCAAGCCCGTTGCGGCAACTCCAAAACCCGTCGCACCGACACCGGCACCCAAGTCGAGCTTCGCTGAAGAAGACGGCTATGCGGCCGCGATCAACGCCGCGATCAAGGAAGCCGCGCAACCGGCTCCCGCTCCCGTCCCCACACCAGAACCGAAGGTTGTCAGCCCATCGCCTTCGCCAGTCAACAAGGGCCTCTCGATGGTCGAGAGGACACGTCTTCAGATGGGCCTGAACAAGGAGTAACCAATGACCACCGAAACCACCGACGAACAGCGCCGCATGACCGAAATGCACAACGGCTTCGACCACGCGATGCCGATCCTGCTGGACGCCCAGCGCTCCATCAACAACGCAGGTGTGCCCGCACCAGCCCTGGCCAGCGCTCTGTGTGCCTCGTATGTCACCTACGTCTCGGCTCTGGTCGCATCACACGGGCTGCCCAAAGAGCAGGTTGCGATCACCTGCAAGCAAGCCATCGACACGATGGACGACTTCATCACCGCCGCCTACGACCGCATGGTCAAGGAGATTGCAGAGGCAGGCCAGTGAACTCGGACCAAATCTTCGAGGCGATCGAGGAGATCGCAAGCACCTCCAGCAAGACCGGCAAGGAAGCCCTGGTCGCCAAGCACGGCGCCAACGGCAAGTTCATTGCGGTGCTGGAGGCCGCGCTCAACCCTTTCAAGACCTACGGCATCGCCAAGCGCCCCGAGGTAGTGACCAACCTCGACGGCACCTTCGACACTCAGACGTGGGTTCTTCTGACAAATCTGGAGACTCGCGCCCTGACCGGCAATGCGGCTCGTGAGTCACTGGTGTCGGAGCTGACCCGCCTGAGTGTCAAGTCATCCGAACTGCTCTGGCGCATCGTCAGCAAAGACCTGCGGGCGGGCTTCTCGGAGTCCACCGTCAACAAGGCCATCCCTGGCACCGTGCCCACCTTCGACTGCATGTTGGCTCACAAGTTCGAGCCACATCGGGTCAAGAAGTGGCCGGTCGTTGCCGAACCCAAGCTCGATGGCGTGCGCGTTCTCGCGTTCGTGGACATCACCAAGCCCTCGGTTCACTTCTTCAGCCGCTCGGGCAAGGAGTTCACAACCTTCGATCACCTGAAGGCACCTCTGCTTCGATTGGTGGATGACTTCCGCGCGGAACTTCGGTCGGAATATGACGATGGTGACGCGGAATACTTCATCGATCGCTTGGACTGCGAAGACTTCGCCGTGGTGTTCGACGGCGAGATTGTCTCCGGCAGCTTCAACAAGACCGTCTCCGAGGTTCGCAAGAAGGACTCCCAGGCAACGGACGCGATCTTCAACGTGTTCGACATCCTGCCCATGTCGCTCTTCAGCAAGGACGACAAGGTGCCGAGCAAGCACACCTACACCGAGCGCCGCCAAGTGCTCACCGAGCTCCTGCCCACCGGCAAGTCAGGCCCCGTTCACCTTCTGCCTCGCTACCTGGCGAGCTCCGAAGCCGAGATTCATGCCCTCTACGAGTCGGTGCGGGCTCGTGGCCTCGAAGGACTCATCATCAAGGACGACGCGCCGTACTACCGCCGCCGCAATCACGCCTGGATGAAGATCAAGGCTGAGGAAACGCTCGACCTGTTGGTCACGGGCTGGGAGCCAGGCACGGGCAAGTACGAAGGCATGATCGGAGCGCTGATCGTCGATCACAAGGGCGTCCCCGTGAACGTGGGTTCAGGTCTGTCGGACGAGTTCCGTCAGGGCGACCCCGATGAAATCGTCGGCCGCCTGATCGAAGTCGAGTACCACGAAATCACCCCTGACGGCTCTCTGCGCCATCCCCGCTTCAAGCGTTTCCGTGACGACAAGGCATAATTCATGACTGACGAACAGTTCAAGGAACTGCAAACCACCTTCCCCTGGACGACGCGAGTCCTCCCAACAGGGGCGGGTGGCCTTGTGCAGATGATCGACCGCAACGGCCAAGAGGTTCCGCTCTTTGCGATGACGGACATCCTCGAAATGCTGACACGCAAGCTGGGGAGGGCCAATGAAACTTGAAGGCAAGATCACTATCAGCCGCCCCTCGTCAGGCCACGACCGACCCGACTACGTTCGCATCGCCATTCGGGACAAGACTAGTCACATGGAGTTCCTCGAGGTCGAGATTGACATGGCCGAGTTCGCACTCGCTCTGACCGGCCTCTCGGAGCAGGACTGCGTTCTCAAGACCCGTCGCCTTGACGCAGTGGGCAAGGCTCGCGAGAGCCAGCCCATGACGTTCGTGCTGACGGACGAGTACATGGCCAAGTACAAACTGGAGAGCTACGACAGGGCGGGCCTCAAAGCTCACCTGAATCATGACCCAGAAGGACTCTTTCACGAGGAGGGTTGGGATCTTTCAACCTACCTCGGGACGCAGAACTCCGTCATCCCGAACAGCCCCGACGGCATCCGGATCAACACCCATCGAGTGCGCTATGTAGAAAGGACACCCGCATGACACCATTCATCGTCACCCTGACAGGTCCATCCTGTGCAGGTAAGACCACCCTCGAGAAGCGTCTGAAGGACGCGGGATTCGAGAACGTCATCTCCACCACGACCCGAGCTCCGCGAGCCGGCGAGGTGAACGGCACGAGCTACTACTTCATGGACAAGTCCGAGTTCAAGCGTCTGGACGCTTGCGGCGTGTTCGTTGAGAAGGTGAAGTTCAACGGCCAGTACTATGGCGTGTCCGTTCCTGAAGTCGAGCGCGTGGCCGCCCTGGGCAAGCCCATCGTCGTCATCGTCGAGCCGGAAGGTCTGAAGCAGATTCGCGCCTACTGCCAGAACCGAGGCTGGAACTACTTCACCGTCTTCATCGACAACCCCGGTGGCGTGATCGGCGAACGCTTCCTGGCTCGGTACATGGACGACCTGAAGAAGGCAGTCCAGGCCGGCGCCAGCGACGACGACATCAAGAAGGTTCAGGCCAACTACGCCGGCCGCCTGGGTGTCATGCTCAAGGACGAGTGCTGGTGGGGCGAGGATGTGGGGCCGCTCTGCGACCTCTGGCTTCACGAGTTCAACGAGCGCAACATCGACGCCGTGATGGACCGAATCGGCAGTGTGGCGGACACATGCCTGGCCACAAACTGACGTGGTAACGGATGCGGTAACGAGCCAGTGATGACCCGAAGACCCCATGAATGCTGGAGAGTCGAATCCCACCCTCTCCGCCAGTTGCACTTCCACAACAGTCCACTGACCTCCACGGTCAGCCCAAAAGCCCCAAGAAATCAACCACTTGGGGCTTTTTTCATTCCAGCGTCGTCCGCAGACGACCACCTGCGTCCACGAATTTCGCCAGTAGAGCCTGTGGTAACGTCCAAAAACGGGCACCTGGCGGCGCTTCGTTACCACGCAGACCTCGAACGGCACCCCGCCGTTACCACGATCGCTCGCCAACCCGCATGGAGACTGGGTGTGGCGCTACACGAGCTGTCGCAGAAGGAACTCGAGAAGCGGATCAGGGAGGCTCGGGAGTCGGGCAACTCCGTCACCAAGATCAGCGATGGCTCGGGGCTGTACCTCGTCGTCCGAGCATCGGGCGGCATGTCGTGGCAGCTCGACTACGTCCTGCTCGGGGTACGGAAGACCTTCTCGATGGGCACCTACCCACAGGTGAAGCTGAGTACGGCACGAACCCTGGCTGAACAAGCCAGGGAGTCGGTGCAACTCGGTGTGGACCCCGTCGAGCTACGGCGACGCGCCAGACAGTCTCACGAGGATGCCAAGACCGTGGGCGAGGTCATCGGTGAATGGCTCGAGCACAACCGGCATGAGTGGAGCGATCGGCACCACAGCGACTACGACGCGGCGGCCAAAGC